GATTACAGTATGTTAAGTTCTCATAAATTTGTTTATCCTTTCGATGTGCCTAATGGGGTTAAAATATTAGTTGCGGGGTGTGATGTACAAGACGACCGTATTGAAGTAGAAGTGTTAGGTATAGGGGACGATTTGGAAACTTGGTCCATCGAATATAAACGCTTTGTTGGTGACACCGAACAAAGTTTTGTTTGGGATCAGTTAGATAACTTCCTATTAAAGAGCTGGAAACACGAATGCGGAATGGATATGTATATCCTGGGGGCTGCTGTAGACTCCGGTCATAGGGCTAAGGTAGTATATGACTTTTGTAAGAAGCGGGAGTATAGAAGGATTTTCCCAGTGAAGGGAATGTCGGGCTGGGGGAAAGGTTTAGTCAATAGGGCTAAGGCTAAGAACAAAGAGGGGGCTTGGTTACATCTTGTATATGTTGATGAAATGAAATCAAAGGTGTATTCATTACTTAAACTTGATACACCCGGAGCGGGTTATTGTCATTTTCCAGACAAGCCGGATTATGATGAAACTTATTTTATGATGCTTACAGCGGAACGGCTTGAACGTAAAAGAGTCAATGGTCAATGGAAACTTCATTGGGCTTTAATTAAGAACAGGCGAAATGAAGCATTGGATTGTAGGAATTATGCCCTTGCTATAGCTTATGTTTTGTACCCGGACATAGAAGCGATCAATAAAATGCCCGCCCCTTTAAGCCCAAACTCAATAACAACCATTGCCAAGAAGGCTGTAAGAAAGGTATTATCTAGAGGTATACAATAAAGGAGGATTTATGTCTTGTCAAACAGTAGCAGAAAAAGAAGCGGAACTTAAAGTTAGATTAGCTCTATACATGACGGCTGAAGCTAACATCCTGTCAAACGGACAGGACTACAGTATAGGAGATCGTTCATTAAGCCGAGCCGACTTGTCTGAAATAAGAAAAACGATCAAGGATTTACAGAATCAAATTGATCGCCTTTGTAATGGTTCGGGCGGCATGACGGTTAATTACGGGCTTCCCCGTAGTACCTAGTTCTAGTTAAAAAACAGGGGTATTAAAGTGGTTATGGTTTTTTAACCACTTTTTTATACTATTCCATTTTAATCTAGGCTACCTTCTTAAATATGGAAGGTCAGTACCCTGTACAAACAAAAAACGCTAATAAACTCGCTCCGGTTAATCCGGGGCTATTAACCCGCCTTCTTTTAACTGTAGCTCCCTCTTTAGGCTTGTCGAGGCTTAAAAGCCAAATGCAAGTAAACTGGCTCACGACTCAGGGCTATGTTACCCCAGGATCGAGTAAGCGTTCTATGAGGGATTGGTTCCCTAGAGGCGGGTCAGCTGATATAGATACCTTACCCGCTTTAAAGGATTCACGAGCTGGTTCACGTGACCTTTATATGAATACCCCTATAGCGACGGCGATTATACGTCGTAAGAACACTAACATAATTGGCTCAGGGTTAAACCTTCAGAGCCGTATGGATAGGGAATATTTAGGACTTACCGAAGAACAGGCTGATGAATGGGAACGTAATGTTGAGCGTGAATTTAAATTATGGGCTACGAGTAAGAACTGTGATTTAACCCGTACACAAACATTCAAAGAACTTCAACAATTAGTGTTTCTTAACAAGATGTTGAGTGGCGATGTATTTGTCATATTGCCTTTCAGAACACTTAAAAACTTTCCTTACTCTTTAGCTTTACAAGTTATTGAAGGCGATCAATGTGAGAACCCGCAATATGCTGATGATTTTTTTGTAGACAAAACTAGAGCTGGCGTTGAGATAGATGAACATGGAGCTCCCGCCTTTTATTGGTTTAGAACTAAACATCCTGGCGATCCGCAGCTTGAACAAAAATGGATTAAGGTTCCTGTATTTGGAGCCCGCTCCGGTCGTAGACAAGTTTTACACCTATACACAAAAGAACGCCCCGGACAAAGACGTGGTATGCCAGAACTTGCCCCAGTAATGGAAAGTTTGAAACAACTAACTCGCCTTAGTGAAAGCGAATTAATGGCGGCAGTTATAAGTTCATACTTCACTGTATTTATTAAAAAGAGTACCCAAGTGACTCAGGGTCTAGCCCCGTCATTCGCTCCAGAAGCGAGCGTTAAAAACCCCGCTGATCCTCAGGACGATTTCAATTATGAAATGGCTCCGGGGGCTATGATTAATTTAGGTGAGGACGAATCAATAGACATCGCTGACCCTAAACGCCCTAATGCCGCCTTTGAACCTTTCTTCAAAGCTATTGTAGAACAAATTGGTGCCGCCCTCGAAGTACCCTTTGAATTAGTGATGTTACATTTTAACGCCTCTTACTCAGCTTCACGGGCGGCAATACTGGAAGGATGGAAAACATTTCGTAAGGAACGGGCTAACTTTGTTAGTGACTTTGTACAGCCTGTATATGAGGAATGGTTAGCTGAAGCCGTTATAAGGGGTAGAGTAAGTGCCCCCGGATTCTTTAGTGACCCGTTAATAAGACAAGCATGGAGCGGAAGTTTTTGGGGTGGTCCTGGTATGGGACAGCTCGACCCGCTTAAAGAAACAAAAGCGGCAACAGAACGTATCAATAACAATTTGTCAAACTACGAAACTGAAACGCAGGATATTAATGGTGGAGATTGGGATGGGGCGATAGATCGTAAAGCACGTGAACAAAACAAGCTCAGGGAAAAAGGTCTTTTACCCCAGCCCATGGAAGCTGACCCCGCCTCCGATAACGCTTTAGCAGAACAGGATACTAATGCAGAATAAATATATACATATACTAACATCATTAAAAGACAGCTATTGGCATATGCTTCCAGGAGCCCTAGAAAATATTTTGAATATTGTATATAGGGATAATGAAGCTCAAAAAATAGAAGCCTTATTAGCTCGTGACGGTGAACCGTTTAATAATGTATATAGAACTATAGTACGGGACGGGGTTGCTATTATACCTATTAGCGGACCAATCTTTCCTAAAGCTAATTTGTTCACTGAAATTTCCGGAGCTACATCTTTAGAACTGTTAGCTAAGTCGTTCGCTGCCGCTATGGAAGACCCTTCAATTAACGCTATTATATTTGATATTGATAGCCCCGGAGGTTCTGTTTTTGGGTTAAGCGAGTTCGCTGACTTAGTTCGCTCCAGTAAGGGAGTTAAACCTATTAAGAGTTTTGTATCGGCTCAAATGGCTTCGGCTGCTTATTTTATTGGAAGTGCGGCTGATGAAATTATAACAGCTCCTGAAGGTATTATAGGAGCTATTGGAACCATTTTAAATGTTAAGGATACATCAGAAAAGGATGCTAAGTTAGGAGTGACTGAATTGAGGTTCACTTCTAAAGTATCGCCTAAAAAGAATTTGCCTCTTACCTCAGCTCAGGGGAAGGAACAAATACAAAGTATGGTTGATAGTTTAGGTCAGGTTTTTGTTGAGGCTGTAGCTAAGAACAGGAATGTTAGTGTAGAAACAGTTTTACAAAATTACGGGCAAGGAGATGTTTTTGTCGGTCAACAGGCTGTAGACGCTGGTATGGCTGACAGGTTAGGAACATTGGAAAACTTAATAACTGAACTTAGTGACAAGAAGAAAAAGAACTGGGTAATGAACGAGGGAATATTTAACCAAGGAGAAACAAATATGAAACCCGAAGATATCAAAAACCTTACACTTCAAGACTTGAAAGCCCATAACATAGGTCTGGTAGATGCTATTAAGGCTGAACTCAATATTGAGGATGTAAAGAAACAGGCTCACGCCTCCGGTAAACTTGAGGGAGTTAAGGAAGAGAACGACCGTATTAAAGCGATCGAATCTATTAAAAACCCTTCAAACGCTAAAACAATCGACTCAATTAAATTTGATACTACGATTGGAAAGGGCGAAGCAGCTATTAAGGTTCTCGAGGCTATGAACGCTCAAGGTACTAAACTGGCTACAGATGTTAAGAACGACGCTGAAGACTTGGGTACTAAACTCGCCGACGTTAAACCGGACGATGTTGATAACGCTTCTAAAGTTGAAAAAGCTAAAGTAATGGTAAGTAACATCGCTAAAGGCGGGTCTCAATCACGTCCGAAGAATTTCAAAATCTTTGACAAAGTTAAACAATAATTTAAAAAGGAGAAATAGGTATGTCACATGAATTAGGAACAAGATCTTACGATAATCTTTTCGCCGGATCAAATCAAGAACCTGTATCAACAGGCTATACTCTTAAAACGCCCGCTAATGTTGTTAGAGGTCAGGTTATGGGTCGAGTTACTGCGACAGGTAAATGG